ATCGCGGTTGCGCTCCACGTACCAGTAGTGACAATACCCACAGTAGTTATAGATGAGCTTCCAGCAAGCGGGGATGCACCAATACTATTGTATGAAATTGTTTTAGCGGCTGCCCCGTTATAAGTGCTTCCACTAGCATCTCCTGTACCGCTGTTATTCATAGTTAAAGCATTTGATACAGATGTGGCAGTAGTAGCAGTAGTGGCAGTAGTAGCAGTAGTCGCGGTGGCAGCATTTCCGCTTATGTTTATCCCAGCTGTTCCGGCGCTTATATTAGCAGCGGTAATATTAGTTAGATTGGCCCCAGAAACAGCGCCAAATAAACCGCTCCATGTTCCACTTGTCACTGTTCCTGTGGTAGTTAAAGAGCTACTGCCTGCTAATGGTGATGCGCCTATTGTGTTATAAGAAATGGCCCTAGCTGCTGAACCATTAAAAGTTGTTCCGCTTGCGTCACCTGCGCCACCATTATTAAATGTGACAGCATTAGCGACGCTTCCGGATTGTCCGGTTGTATTTTGATTTAACGTTGGAACATCTGCTGCTTGTATAGCGCTTAATACCACATTAGTGCCGTTGCCACGTAAATATTGGCTAGACGTCACGCCGCCAGCAAGAATATTTATTGCGGCTTGTGGAGTTATACCCGTTGCTATATTGCTACCATTCCCAGAAAAAAAATAATTTTGCGTCAAGGCGTTTGACAAACCGTTTGTTATTTGGGAAATGTTGTAGTCTCCAGATTGAGCCATCACATTACCAATACGCCCAAAAACGCTATCTACTTTAGAAATAACTACAAACCAATTTGCATCCGTTTGCCCAGGAGCATTTACAATTGCAACAATATGATCGCCAATTTCAACTGGGTTTGTGCCCAGTGTGCCCGCAACTGTGATATACCACCAGTCACCCAATGCAACCGCGCCCCCAGCACCGCTACCGCCTGTTGTTGGATATAATCCACTAGCAGCACTCCACCCGCCACGTAAGCTTTTACCGGAGACGATAGCAGCAGCAATAGCCGTTTGCACCGCTGATGCAGTCATTACAGCGGTCGCAGATAAAGCGCTAGAGCTATTTGTAATAGAATCAATTGATACCGTTCCCGCTACATTAAAAGTGGTGCCAACTTGTAAAGACCCAGGGGTAATCATTGTTGTCGGTAAGCTAAATACTGGGTTTGCAACGCTACCATCGCCGTTTGTTATATCAATTTGATTTGCTGTTGGTGTCAATATACGGCTTCCTACCATCCCAGTTGATGTAGTAATCGTGCCAAAACCACTTGCAAGAGAACTTAACGGCTGAGAATTTGGCAATAGTGCGGTTTCGTCTGTTTGTGTTATGTAAGTTGCATCCGTTGGCGCGCCTGTGCCGCCGCTTACTTGAACTTTAAACTGCCCGCTTGTTAAAAATTGTATTAGGTCAATAATTTCGTTTTCGGAGTTAATGAACTTTCCTACCCATGGCGCTACATTTTTGTATTTGGGCGTAGTCGCCTCGGCAACGGGGACAACGGGGTCGGCAGAGCTTGTAACGCTAACAAGAACTTGCCCGCTTTCTAAAAACTGTTGCACATCTATTACGCTGTTTTCGCTATCGATGAATTTTCCGGTTTCCGCAGTCTGGTTCTCGTATGTGATTGTGGGCATTTTTTCACCTTAAAAGAAGATTTTAACGATATTGATTTATGCGCTTGTGTATAAATGACAATTAATATATAATTAAATAATCGTTTTATGTTCAATCAATATTATTATTTACGGGATGAATATGAAAAAAGACATAGATGTCGAAAACGTGAAAAAACTTTTGCAAACAAAAACGCTAAAGCAATCAGCTTTGCACCTTTCTGTAACTTATCATTCTTTATATACTTTTTGTAAAAAAAATGGGCTTAAGTCTTCTGTCGAGTCAAAAAGAGGTAAAAAGAATGAAACAGATAAATATATTGATGATGTGGTAAAGCATTATTTTGAAGGGATGAGCCAAGCGCAGATAGCAAGAAAACTTGGGATTTGTCAAATGACAGTGCACAACATACTTAAAAAAGCATCGCGCCACTTGAGAACGCGCTCTGAAGCGGCGCGGTTACGAGACAGCAAAAAAGATGAAGATTTTATTAAACGCCAAGGCGCAGCTGCTAATGCGGTGAGGCATGCGATGGGGATTTTAAATATGTTCCAGTTTTAATTTTTAATTCTTAAATGACCAATTCGGCATAACATCTGCAATTCGGGTATTCTCCAGGCCCATGATTACCTTCCCCCTCTACCTCAGGCGGGTCATCAAATCTAAAAACTTGACCTTCCATTTCAGCGTGGCTCGGACGCACTGCCCCGTCTTCCATGGTGCGCCAAATGTATTGATTTGCGCCAACTAACCCTGCGCGCGCTTGCGTGATGTTAGCATTTGTATTTGCTATCTCTGTGCGCGCGATTAAATTCGCCCTGGACTTTGTTACGCCCGTCGTGTCTTGCAACATAGCGGCTATTTCGTCGGCGCGCTGACCTCCCACAACTGCTTCGGCAGATAAATTTTTCGCTCTTAATGCGGCTTCCGTCGGCAAGCTTTTAATTAAAACCACTTGTCTTAACTGTAGTTGCGCAATTGTCGGCGCTATTCTCGACGTGTTTAAAAGTTCTCTAATCCTCATCGATATTTTGTTTGCGTAATCTTGCCAATATTTTGCATTAGTTTTTGCGACGTTATTAATCATAGCTGCCGCTACACGATTAGCCCATGGCGTTAGTGCTTGCGAATAAAGCTCGGCGCTTTTCATCATCTCTTCAATATCTTCAAGCTCTCCGTTGTCATCAATATGCGCGTTGACAATAGCGCCGCTATGCTCTGCTACTTTACGCAGTTGTCGCGCATATTTAAGCTCTTGCGACTTTTGATACTGCCACTTAGGAGTCTGCGCCATTGTTTGCCTCTTTAGATGTGTTTTCGGAAGGCTTTACTTGGCCGTTATTATCCGTTACGACCATGTTCGGATTAGTCTCGTCTGGCGTTGGCGGGTTCTCGTCTTCTTCTTCCGCCTGCTCTATTTCTTTGTCGCTAATATTAGACCATACGCCCGTTGTTTCAGAGCTTTGTTTTAGCTCTTTTAGTCCTGTTGCTTTATTAACAAGACCGGAAGATACTGCCTCAGTAACAGCGTCTGTAGTTGTTTTAGCGACTGTCGATTTTTCTGTTTGGTCCATTTGCCACAGCGGCATAAAGTTAAAGTTTAAATCGTCTGGCGGAGCGGCTCCAAATATCGACATGTAAGTTATTTTTAATAGCTTTAAGATGTCAGGTGACATACGATTTTGTTTGTTTACAACAGTGTCATAATACATGCGAGTATCATTATCCCCGGTGGCATTCATCCCTTGAGCCGATTTGCCGAGCAATTTTGTTTCAGGATAACCGAATATAGTACATAGTTTGTTTTCCTGCTTGTTAAGCGATTCAATCATTCCGGTTAAATCATAATTAATTATCCCGATCTCGTCCTCATCGCTTAGCACCGTGACGTTTTCTGAGCTTTCGGCAAGTTTCATAGCTTGAATAAAAGTCATTAGATTTTCATATGCGCGCCCAGTACCGCCCTGGTTAAGCACTTCGTACATTCTCTTAATCTTAACGTATCTAAATGATGATTTATAAGTAGCAACAGCGAGCGCGGCATAAGACGTCACATAGCCGAGTATGTCGTCCATTGGCGCTACAAACACAGATGAGTACCAGCGCTGATTTTGCAGAAAATCAATATATGGCAAAAAATCACCGTCAAAACGAATTACGCGTGAACGGTGAATTACAATACCCGTTTTATATTGATTAAGAGCCTCTAAATCTTTAGCGCTATTAAACTTCATGTTGGCGTCGTACGGGCTTAGAACGGTATAGTAATTTGGCATTTTGTCTAATGAATCGTAATCATCCATGGATGGGATTAACTGCCAACGGTCAAACATTTGTAATCCTTTAAATTGACCTTTCCCTATTTTTGAAAGGTCTAACGGCGATGACGGTAATTGCCCATCAATATCAATCATTGCAATAGCGCCGCCGTATAATCGAGCCATACAAATGGTTTCGAATAAGCGCTGCCATATCTCTAGCGTTACCCACTCCGCATTTAACAATTGAATTTTATCCGGTTCGATTTTACCCGTTATCTCTATGCCTTGGCGCGTCATGTCTTCGGCTTCCATTTCGATCAAACGCCGAGTTACGCCATTGCTGGAGTACATCGCGCGCAAGGTGAGCCACTGAAAATTTTGCACTACTGTATTTGTGAAGAACCCACGCGCTAACGCATTTCCGCCGCCGAGGCCAAGGCTTAGCGTTGGATTAACAAAAGAGTCTGTCGCTCTTAGTTTTGTCGTGTTACCCATTTCTTGCGCGTAATCTTTTGTGAGTGAAGCTGCCCAAGAGCCGCTATTTTGAGATAAAGGTTTTCTGCTCATTTTAATATCCTATCAATTTTTTGTTAATGTTTGCCACCATGGCGTTGTGTTTTGCAGCAGCATGCGGGCGATCGCATTTACCATCGGGTCAATTTGGTCGTCATGAGGATGCATGTCTGTAGCCGTAAAAGACTCGCATTCATCTAAAAAGTCTATCAGATATGACGCGTCTTTGTCCAAGTAAATCATTCCGGCTTCAATAGTCGGTAAAGCATCGGTTACGCGCAGCATTCTATCTTTTTCGACTTGTATCGGGAATAATGGAATATGGCCTTTTTCTTTGATGCTTTGCAATAGTCCGGTACCGCTTGCCTTATCTTCTATGCATAGACATCGCAAAGGCCCATGCGTTTTTGCGTCATATGCCGCGTGTTTATTCCAAAATGCGATTGTGCGCCGCTCAAGTTCGGGCGCTTCCCATTTGCCGCGAATTTGGTCTACTAAATACATGCG